CCATAGGAAATGACTTGTTGAATGCGATGCATTATGTCGTTGGTCAGGCTGTGCTCGACAAGAGCTATGTCATAGAGGCCATTCGATATGAAGACATGCATGTCGTTATATATATCCGTAGAGAGGACGAGATATTGCGATGGAAGTCATTGAATGGAAATGTTCCTATTACTATCGAGTATAAAATAGATTTCTGATGAGATCACCATACTGCTTTATCATAGAGCCTATAGGCGATAAGAGATATAGCAACACAAAGGAATTTGACGGGCATGAGCTTATTCTGTCCGCGTCAAAAGAAGATCACACAACTACAAATAGACAAGCTGTAGTATTAGCAACACCATTATATTACAATGGACCTATAGAGCCTGGGGATGTAGTGATAGTGCATCACAATGTTTTCAGGCTTTATTATGACATGAAGGGCAGAGAGAAAAGCTCATGGTCATTTTTGAGGGATAATACATTCATGATAACTACTGAGGAGTTATTCTTGTATAGAAAGCCAAATGGCGATTGGTGTGCTCCAGCTCCTTATTGTTTTGTGGAGCCTATAAAGGCAAAAGAGAAAGAGATACTTTCTGGAGAGATAAATGAGGCGTTGTTTGGTACTATGGTATATAAGAATAGCGACCAAGAAAACGTCCAAGAAGGCGACCAAGTAGTTTTTAGTCCTGACACTGAGTATGAATTTAGGATTGACGGCAGATTGTTATATCGAATGAGAACTCAAAATATATGTCTAATAAGCGACAAGAAATATTAAATGCTGCAATGAAGGCTATAGATGAATTGATAGGAGTACTTAGAGATCCTATTACGTCTAATCCTGAAGATGCTTTATCTGCTGACAAGATGAAGAATGCTGCGGCTGCAAAAAGACTTGCATTTGACGATGCTCTGTATATGCTTGAGAGAGTTGAGCAGTTAAGCAATGCTGATGACAAGTCAGCTGTAGAAGCAAAAGCTGCTGAGATTCCAGTTAGCTTTGTTGAATCAATGGCAAAAGATAAAAAGAAATGAGTCTTTATAGTGTTCTTCCTGACTATATATCTAACTCTGTTAAGCATAGCAAGGAGTGGAAGTATGGGTATGACGAAAAGTATGATATGGTCGTTATATCTAAGGACGGAACGCTTGGAGATGTATATGAGATAAATGGCCTAAAGGTAGGTCTCCCAAGAGTACCAAAAAATGGTATTCCAAAAGAAGAGAATAGATGGCAACCTAAAGAATATCCGCAAGAGCTATCGAGAATCAAAAGTATATTTGAGTGGAATTCCAAGTCTAACGAATTCAAGGTAAAATGGGTTGACTATATACAGTCAGAGTTTGAGAACAGAGAGAATGGACATTGGTTCATGAATAAAGGCGTGCCTACCTATATTACGGGTAGTCACTATATGTATCTACAATGGTCCAAGATAGATGTCGGTCTTCCGGACTTCCGTGAGTCCAACAGGATATTCTTTATCTTTTGGGAAGCATGTAAAGCGGACGACAGAGCGTTTGGCATGTGCTACCTAAAAAACCGTCGTTCTGGTTTCTCATTTATGTCTTCATCAGAGACTGCTAATATAGGAACCATATCTAAGGATGCAAAGCTTGGTGTATTGTCAAAGACAGGTGCTGACGCCAAGGAAATGTTCATTAATAAGATTGTTCCAATAGTCAGAAACTATCCATTCTTTTTTAAGCCAATACAAGACGGTATGGACAACCCGAAGACAGAGCTATCGTTCAGGGTTCCAGCCAAGAAGATTACTAAAAAGAACATGTCGGATATTGACGATGATGATATCGTTGGTCTTGATACAACAATAGATTGGCTTAATACAGCAGACAACTCATATGACGGTCAAAAGCTTTTAAATTTAGTTCATGATGAATGTTATGACCCAAATACTTTGATAATGATGGGTGATTGGACATTCAAACCAATAAAGGATATAAACATTGGAGACAAGGTTATGATATCTGGAGGACTAGTAAGGACTGTAGTTAAGAAAACAGAAGGTAATACAGATATGTATACCGTAAAGCAAAAATGGGGAGAAGATTATATAGTAAGTAAAAATCATAGACTTGTATTTGAGCAGTATATATATAACGGAAGAAATAAATCAAAGAAAAAAGTAGAGAAAATAATGACTCCAGAAGAGTATATTTCTTTATCTAAATATAAAAAACAACATACATTTTCAGTAAAATCAAAACCTATTCAATCTGAAGATTCAGATATGATAACTATACATCCATATCTTCTTGGATTATGGCTTGGTGATGGTAGGAAAAACGAATTTACAATAATAGTAAATAAAGAAAAAGATCCAGAGCTGCTTGTTTATTTAGGCAACATGTCTCAAATATTTAATATACCATTTGAAATTAAAAAAAGCACTAGTGAATCTGCTGTGTATTTTAAATTTAAAGGAATAAATAATGAATTAAATAAAATTGGAGTAAGAAATAATAAACATATACCTGATTTTTATAAGACATCTTCAATAGATACTAGGCTTCAACTATTAGCTGGACTTTTAGATTCAGATGGTTATTCAGACCAAAATAAAAACTGCATAACATTTGGAATGAAAGATAAAAAAATAATAGAAGATATTAGAATTATAGCTATGTCATGTGGTCTATCTTGCAGTAATGTAAAAGAGAAGAATACAAATTTTAATACTAAATCATATAACATTAGTATATCTGGAAACTTAAGCATAATACCTTCAATTATAGATAGAAAATCATTTCATAATTATTCTGAATCATATTCAAATAGAAGATGTGGAGTAGATGTTGAGTATTTAGGAAAAGGAGATTATGTAGGAATACAAGTTGACGGTGTAAATGATGATGAAAGAAAATTAATATTAAATGATTTTACTGTAAGTTTAAATAGTGGAAAATGGCTTGCACCGAATAACATATTAAATAATTGGCGTGTAACAAAAACATGTCTCCGTCTTGGTAGCAGGATAGTGGGTAAGTGTATGATGGGATCCACTGTTAACGCACTAGCGAAAGGTGGTCAGAACTTCAAAGATCTATACTCTGATTCTGATCCACATAAAAGAAACGCTAACGGCCAGACTAAAAGTGGGTTGTATTCTTTGTTCATACCTATGGAATACAATATGGAAGGATTCATAGATGAATACGGACATGCTGTTATAAACGATCCAGAAAAGCCAGTAATGGGAATAGATGGAAGAGAGATACGTGTAGGAGCTGTTACATATTGGCAGAACGAAGTGGATGCATTGAAGAATGATGCAGATGCACTTAATGAGTTTTACCGTCAGTATCCACGAACTGAATCACATGCCTTCAGGGATGAGTCAAAGCAGTCTTTATTTAACCTGACAAAGATATACCAGCAGATAGACTATAATGACTCTTTGATTAGAGACAGAGTACTTACTAGAGGTTCATTCCATTGGAAGAATGGAGAGAAAGACACTAAAGTTGTTTGGACTCCAGATCCTAGAGGTAGGTTTCTTGTGTCATGGATACCGCCTGAAAGGCTACAGAACAACTTCATAATGAAGAACGGAAAACGACATCCAGGAAATGAGGAGTTAGGTGCTTTTGGATGTGACCCATATGATATATCTGGAGTTGTTGGTGGAGGTGGATCCAATGGAGCCCTTCACGGACTGACTGGAACGGCTCTTGATCCTGATGTTCCGTCAAATATGTTCTTCCTTGAGTATGTAGCGCGTCCACAAACGGCAGACATATTCTTTGAGGAGGTATTGATGGCTTGTGTGTTCTATGGTATGCCTGTGCTTGCTGAGAACAATAAGGCAAGGATGCTATATCATTTTAAGAACAGAGGATATAGGGGGTATGCCATGAATAGACCAGACAAGAATGTCGCTCAACTAAGTAAGACCGAGCTTGAGATAGGTGGTATTCCAAACACATCTGAGGATATAAAGCAAACACATGCTGCTTGTATTGAGTCGTACATAGAGCAGTACGTAGGATTTGATACAGAAGGTACGTACAGGGATCCAGACCTTATAGGAGATATGTATTTCATAAGAACTCTTGAAGACTGGGCAAGATATGATATTAATAACAGAACTAAGTTTGATGCCTCTATCAGTTCAGGTCTTGCAATAATGGCTACTCGTAAACATATGTTTAAGACGGAGCCGAAGAAATCGAAAATTATGCTTAACTTTGCGAGATACGACAATAGAGGTTCTAGTAGTCAGATAATTCAATAGATGGACAAACCAAGTATTATAATTGGGAACAATGCATTTCCAGATCAATTAGCGTCTGATGCTGAAAAAGCAACGCAAGAATATGGTCTAAGAGTAGGAAAGGCTCTGGAATCAGAGTGGTTCAAAAGAAAAGGGGGAAGCTGTAGATATTACGATCAATTCGGTCATTTCCATAGATTAAGATTGTATGCTAGAGGTCAACAGCCAATAGCAAAGTATAAGAACGAGCTATCTATAGATGGCGACTTATCCTACATGAACCTAAACTGGGAGATTGTTCCAATCATACCTAAGTTTGTAGATATCGTAGTGAACGGAATGTCTGACAGGCTTTACAAAATAAAGGCCGAAGCACAGGACGTTATATCAGCAGAAAAGAAGAACTTATTCCAAGACATGGTCGAGGCAGATATGATTGCCAAGCCATTGCTTATGAAGGCCAAGAATGAGTTAGGTATAAATGCATTCAATGTAGACCCATCAGAGCTTCCTGAGAATGATGAGGAGCTTGGTCTATATATGAATCTAAAGTACAAGCCATCTATTGAGATAGCGGAAGAGATTGCTATTGACACTATACTTAACGTGAATGACTTTCCAACTGTCAAAAAGATGGTGGATAGAGATCAGACTGAGATAGGTGTTGGCGCTGTCAAGCATGAGTTTGTTAAAGGAAAGGGAGTTAGCGTAGAGTACGTTGACCCTGCCAATATGATATGGAGTTATACTGAAAAACCTGACTTCTCTGACTGTTACTATTTTGGAGAGGTGAAACAGGTTCATTATACTGAAATTAGAAAGATAAAGCCAGAGATTACTAACGAAGAGCTTCAGGAGATTAAAGACCAAGGTTCTGCGTGGTATAGTGCATTCCCTGTAATATATAAATACCAAGATGACTTGTTCTCTAATGAGTTAGTCACACTCATATACTTCAATTATAAAACAGA